AAGTTGGAGGCCGATTTCACCCTCGGCGAGTTCGATGCCGATGTGCTCAAGCTGTTTGGCCTGCAGGCTGGTGCAGCGCAATCCTTCCGCGTCCAGGGCAGTATCACCAACCCGACTGACGGCACAGCCACGCCAGTGGTGGTCACTCTGCGAGGCCGCATCAAAGAGAGCGACATGGGCACATGGAAAGCGGGTGAAGCCGCCAAGCACAAGGTGACGCTGGCTGTGAACTACTACAAGTACACACAGGCCGGAACCGACTTGGTGGAGATCGATGTGGAAGGCATGAAGCGGATTATCAACGGCGTGGATCAGCTGGCGCAGACCCGCGCTAATCTGGGCATCGGCTGATGGAGACAATCACGCTAAAATATCCGATTGAGGTGGCTGGTGAGAAAATCACCAGCCTCAATCTGCGCCGCCCGAAGGTGCGCGATATGCTGGCGGCGGATAAATCGGCCGGCAGTGAGGCTGAGAAGGAGGTGGCGATGTTCGCCAACCTCTGCGAAGTGAGCCGTGATGCCATTCTTGAACTGGATGGCGCGGATTATGGTCAGCTTCAGCAGGCGTATTCTGGTTTTTTATCCTGAATCCATCCGATGCGCGGGCGGCGTGTATTGCGCTGGCCCGCGTTACCGGATGGGGGATGAATGAGCTGCTTGATCTGGATGGCGAAGCGCTGTTGCAATGGCTTGAGGCAGCGCAAGCAACAGAGCCGCAGCAGTAACAATCAACAGGTATGGCACAAAGAGCACGAACATTAAAGGAATGGTGGCAATGGCAGCAGCAATAAGAGATGGCAACAGATCATTTTCCGGCAGCATAATGCACAGCAGCCCGGCAAAGATAATGGCTGCCAAAACGTGCTGGTGCTTGTCCCAAGTAAAAAAACGATCCATAGACTTGGAAGTATAATCAGATGACCGCAAAAACGCTAGCTGTATCGGTTGTTATTGGCGCAGCACTCACTGCCGGGTACAAAAAGACATTTGAGACCGCTACAGACAAGACCACCAGGCTCGGTGCTGCCTTGAAGAAAGCAGAGGGCGGCGCGGCCTCCATTGCGCAATTCAAAAAGCTGAAAAAATCGGTTGGCGAAACCGCCGCGGCCATGCAGGCGGCGAAGCTGAAAACGGCCGCGCTGGCAAAAGAGGTCAAGGCTACGGATAAGCCGTCAAAGCAGCTGATTCGTGACTTTGAACAGTCGAAGCGAAAGTCAGCTAGATTGAAGGAGGCTTACCGTCAGCAGTCTGAGCAGCTGCATCGGCTGCGCTCCGGCTTGCGCGGCGCTGGCGTGGACACAATCAAACTGGGTCAGGCGGAAAAAACGCTCGGCAGGCAGGTGGACGCGGCTCGCAAAAAACTGGAGGCATTGCAACGCTCGCAGGCATTGCATGCGCGTAACAAATCTATTCGCGGAGATTTAAGGGGAAAAGCGCTTGGAGCGGTTGGGGCCGCTTATGGCGCAGGCAGACTGATCGGCCAGTCGGTAGGGCTGGAGCAGGCGCAAGTGCGCCTATCCACTGTGGCGAATACCAAAGAGCTGGGCAAATCGCTGGCGTTATCCAGGCGCCATGCGCTGGACTTCGCGCGCAAGAATCTAACCAGCGAAACCGAAGTGCTGAACATCGAATATGCGCTGAACTCTGCAGGACTGGATGCATCGGCGGCGCGCATGGGTTCCGAGGTAGTGGCGAAAGTAGCGAAAGTCACCAACGGTTCGGCAGAGCGCGTGGGTGAAGTGATTGCCACGGCGTTTAACAATTTGGGTGACAAGTTGCACGGCTCCACTGCCGAAAAACTGAATCGCATCGGCGAGCTGCTCACCAAGACCCAATTCAAGTTTCAGATACGCGATTTCTCCCAGTTGGGTGAATCGATGAAGATCGGCGCAACCGTGATGAGTCAATACAATATCGCGCTGGATCAGGGTGTGACCCTACTTGGCGCGCTCAATTCAGCCGGTCTGCAGGGCGAACAGGCGGGCACATCACTGGCAGCAACGATGCGCAGTATGTCGAAAGCGTCTAAAAAGTTCGGATTCGAGTTGGCCCATAATGAAAAAGGGCAGCTTGATGTGGTTGCCACGTTGAAAAACCTCTCCGAGTCCATTGGCGGCTTCAAAAATATGACGACCGAAACCAGCAATGCGCTGCAGCAGACGTTTGGGGATGAGGGCATTCGCGGTGTGATCGCACTGGGCAAACAGGTGGACAAGCTGGCAGCGGCGCAGAGGGACGTTGCTGATGGCTCAAAGGGGCTGATTGATAAAAGCTACGCGCTCTTTCTCAAGTCATCCGGCGGCCAGCTGACGCTGTTCAATAACAATCTGCGCATTCTGGGTGAGACGATCACGGGCACGCTGTTGCCAGCGGTCAACGCCATTCTGGCACCGGTCACTGCCACTTTTCGATGGCTCTCAGTTATGTCGGAAAAGTTCCCTGTTGTCGGGCAGGCGCTTGGCGGGCTGGCATCTGGCTTTGTTGCCGTCACTACGGCGGCGATAGGATGGCGTTATATTGGCACGCTGGTTTCTGATGTGGGACTAATCATGGGAAGATGGGGCAGAGCCGCCTTATCCATCGGCACGCGCATATTGCCGATCGTAGCCACCGGCATCCGAGCCGTTGGCGTAGCGATGGCCGCCAACCCTATCGGCGTAACTATCGCGGGGATTGCTCTGGCCGCCGGGCTGATCTATGAATACTGGACACCCATCACCGGATTTTTTAAGTCGCTGTGGGGTGGTATCACGTCGATATTCAGCCGCGTGTCGGCGTGGATAGGCAAAACAATCACGCACCCGATTGATGTGCTGAAAAACACGCTGGGCAGCGCATGGAATTCATTGTTCGGTGCATCATCAAAGCCCATCGTTGCCAAAGCGGCTCCAGCCGCGCTGGCAGCCACGATGGCGGTTACAACGCCCGCATTCGCCCAGCCGAAGCCGTTGATCCAGCCGGTGACGCAGCGGCTCACGCAGGCGCAGGCGGCCCAGCCGAAGCCGGACGCACTGCAAAACATCAGGGCGGCATCTGCTGCGCCTGCACCTAAAAGCACCGTGGTGCATCAGGACAACCGCGCCAGCTACGTGATGCATGTCAATATGGACGGCGGTGATCCGGGGCAGGTGAAGCAGGCCGTATCGGATGCGATGGCCGAAAAAGAGCGCGAACACGCCGCCCGCACGCGCGGTGCGTTGTTCGATTATCAGGGCGGGTAAAAAGGCAATGATGAATTTTGAATTGAGAATTGAGAATCATGGCGATTAGCAATGAAGTGATGATGGCTATCGGTGGGTTCAAGTTCGCCGCCAGCACTGCCGCATATCAGGAGCTGCGGCGCGTCTCCGAATATCGCTGGAGTGAGCAGCAGCGCATTGCCCGCGACCCGGCCATGCAGTTCACCGGCAAGGGGCGCGAAACGATCGAACTCTCCGGCGTCATCTATCCGGCTGAGTTTGGCTCGGGTGTCGATCAGGTGAGCGAGATGCGCAAGGCGGCCGCCGATGGTAAGCCGCTGACGCTGATCTCCGCGCATGGGCAGGTGGGCGAGATCCACGGCGACTGGGTCATCAAACGCATCGAAGAGACGGGGACTATATTCGCCGCCGGCGGCAGCCCGCGCAAGATTGAGTTCCGCATGAGCCTGCAGTTTTATGGAGGTGACGCGTGACGCAGTACCGCACCAAACAGGGCGATATGGTTGATGCCATCTGCTATAAATTCTATGGCCGCGAAAGCGCTGCCGTGGATGTGCTGAAGTCCAATCCCGGACTGGCGGACAAGGGCGCGGTACTGCCCGCCGGCATCCTCATCAATCTGCCGCCGCTGGCTGCGCCCGCCACGCCATCCAATACGGTGAGGCTGTGGGACTGATGCGCGCATTCACCCCTGATTTCGCCATATCCGCCGACGGCAACGATCTGACTGCGCTGATTTGCGACCGCCTGATCCGGCTCACCATATCCGACCAATCCGGCAACACATCGGATAGCGTCAAAATCGCGCTGGATGATCGCGATCACGCCACCGCACTGCCGCGCACGGGCGCTGAACTATCGATCAGTCTGGGCTATGCAGAAGCAGGTCTGGTCGATATGGGCAAATGGACAGTGGATGAGACGGAGTTGTCCGGCCCTCCCGACACGCTGATTATCAGCGGCAAGGCGGCCAACACATCCACCCGCACGACCAAGAGCGGCAAGGCGGACACGCTACGCAGCGTCAAAACGCGAGCCTGGGACAACATCGCCATTGCCGACATCTGCAAAACCATTGCCAGCGAACACGGCTACACACCGCGCATCGCCGACAAATATGCCAGCGGCAGCCCGCCAGCCATCGGCGCGCCGGTTCAGCATCTGGATCAACGCGAGGAGTCCGATCTGAACTTCCTGACGCGCCTGGCCAGGGATTACGGCGCGGTTTGCAAGCCGGTGCGGGACTATCTTCTGTTTGTTGAAAAGGGCACGCCGGTCAGCGCTACAGGCCGCCTGCTCGATAGCATCAGTATCACACCTGAACAGGTCACCAGATGGCGCGCCACGCTGGCCGATCGCGGCAAATACGTGGCGGCAATCGCCCACTATCACGATCACGCCACAGCCAAACGGATCCCCGTCCGAGCCGGTAAAGCGGCCGGTGTGCCTGTCACCAGCGTGCCAGGCACCTTTGCCGATGAGCAGGCTGCCCGCGCCGCTGCTGAGGCGCGCCTGGCATCACTCGATCGCGGCGCATCAACACTGCACCTGACCATGCCGGGCAACGCCATGATCGCCGCCGGTTCACCGCTGGTGTTGTCTGGATTTCGCGCCGGCGCAAATGGCACATATCACGCCACATCTGTTACCCACACGCTGGATGCGGGTGGCTATAAAATTACTATTGAAGGCGAGAGTCTTCAAGGCTAGGTAGCGCAGCGCAACCATCAGTAGATGGTACTTATATTATGTAATTCCATTTCACATCGTGTAAATTGGTGTTTTTTGAATTATATCGCGTTCCATGCCATAATTATCGCGCGCGGCATCAGGTGGAATAGGGTGATGAAAACACTGGCAGAAGAATTTCCGTTACGGCCGGATCTGGTTTATCTGAATCATGCCGCGGTAGGTGTGTGGCCGAGGCGAACTGCCGAGGCGGTGAAAGCCTTTGCGGAAGAAAATATGCGGCAGGGGGCTGCCGATTATCCACAATGGATGAAAGTGGAGCGTGAATTGCGCGGTCGTCTGAAACGACTCATCGGGGCATCTTCAGCCGATGATATTGCGCTGGTTAAAAACACATCGGAGGCATTGTCGTTGATTGCATACGGTCTGGAGTGGCAACCGGGCGACAATATTGTATCAAGTAATCAGGAATTTCCGTCCAATCGGATCGTCTGGGAATCACTGCAAGGCAAAGGAGTGGAGCTGAGGCTGGCGGATATTTCGGGCGATGATCCTGAAGCCGCGTTACTGTCGATCTGTGACGAGCGTACCCGATTATTAACGATCAGTTCGGTTCAGTATGGCACAGGCCTGTGCATGGATTTGAACCGGCTGGGCCGGTTTTGCCATGATCACGGTATCCTGTTCTGTGTTGATGCCATCCAGAGCCTCGGTGCATTGCAGTTTGATGTCGAAGCATGCCATGCCGATTTTGTGGTGGCCGACGGGCATAAATGGATGCTGGGGCCTGAGGGTCTGGCGGTATTTTATTCCGGGACGGAAGCACGCGATCAATTAAAGCTGCTGCAATATGGCTGGCACATGGTGGAACGGGCCGGAGATTTTGATGCTAGCGACTGGGCACCGGCAGCTGCAGCCAGACGGTTTGAGCCGGGCAGTCCGAACATGCTCGGTATTCACGCACTGAATGCCAGTCTCTCGTTGTTCGAAGATATCGGCATGGAAACAGTCGAGTCCCTGTTATTGGACAGAGCCGTAACATTGATGCGGTGGGTGGAAGAAAATCCTGCTCTGGAACTCATGACGCCTGTTCAGTCCGGTCGTTATGCCGGCATTGTCACGTTCCGGCATTGTCAGCTTGATCCGGCGGGGCATGCCGATCTGTACCGGCGGCTGATGAAAGCCGGCATCGTATGCGCCAACCGGGCCGGGGGTATCCGCCTGTCTCCGCATTTTTATACGGATGTGGATGCGTTTATGCCTTGCTGGGAACAGG